AAAGAACGAACCGATTGCGATGGCTTCAGCCAGTGTGCGAAGTGCGGTAAGCATTTGCGATTTTCCCGGTGTTGGTTTAGTGTCAACATCATGCCTTTGAACCCGATAACAAATGGTTAAGCGATGGTTGATTTCTATGGTCGAATGCAGGGGATTGCCACAAGCCTGTTGACGCGGTTCAACCAAGGGCTGATCGAGCTTGGCACCGTCACGCCCGGCACTGGCCCGGCACACAACCCAGGCGCACCAACAACCGTTTGGCGTACCATCAAAGGCGCGGCGCGCGTGGCGCGCGGATCGGTGTTGCTGGAAACCGGCACGCTAGTAAAGACTGGCGATTTGCTGGTTACCGTGGCGGTTCTGGCTGATCCTGAACCCAAGGCGGGCGATCTGATCAGCTTTGGTGATCGTGCAAAACCCTGGCGGGTGATCCGGTTTGACAAGGTGCCAGCAACCGGCACCGCTGCCGCATGGAAAATCTATGTGAGGCGCGGGTAATGGCTCGCAAGCCGTCGCTGAAAAAACAGCTTGAAGCATTAGCAGACACGTTAATTCCGGACGTTCGCAAAGCGTTCATGGCGTCAATTCGTGACGTGTCCGAAACCGCAATGCTTGGCGCGATCATTGAAGCCATTCGTGAAGGCGATCTGGAAAAGGCATTCCGTGCAACCGGTCTAAGCCCGGCTGCAATGCGTCCGGTGTCGGCAATGATTGAAACAGCTTTTGAAAAGGGCGGTGTTACCGTCAGCAATGCACTGCCCAACATCAACAGCGCATCCGGTCCAACAATTTTTCGGTTCGATGTTCGCAATAGTCGGGCTGAAGCATGGTTGCGCGATCAGTCATCCGGACTGGTCACACGGATCACCGAACAAACCCGCACGAACATTCAAACCATCGTTCAGGCTGGCATGCGTGACGGGCGCAACCCGCGCAACGTGGCATTGGATATTATCGGGCGGGTTGACCCGACCACGGGGCGCCGCACAGGCGGCATTGTGGGTTTGACTGATCAACAGGCCAAATGGGTTGCCAACGCCCGCCGTGAACTGTCTGGCGTGCCGGATGCTGCCTATTTCAGCCGGGTTCAACGGGATCGTCGCTTTGACAAGATTGTTCAACGCGCGATCAATGACGGCAAGCCCCTGGACGCTGGCAAGGTCGATGCGCTGATCGGAAAATATAGCGACAACCTGTTGCAGTTGCGTGGCGAGACAATCGCACGGACTGAAATGCTGCAAGCGTTGGCAAAGTCGCAAGATGAAGCCATTCGGCAAGCTATCGACACAGGCGCGGTTAAACCGCAGAACATTACGAAAAAATGGGATGCAACGGGCGACAAGCGCACCCGCGAAAGTCATGCAGCGATGGATGGTCAATCCGTCAAGATGGATGAAGCTTTCACGACGCCCGATGGTCACAAATTGCTAATCCCTGGTGATAGCTCGCTAGGTGCGCCCGCGTCCGAAATCATCAACTGCCGTTGCCGGGTTGATTACGACATTGATTTTCTGGCAGGGCTGGAAAACGAATTCACGCCCGTACCACCACCAGCACCGCCCGCGCCCGCTCCGGTGCCGCGCACAGAAACGGCTGTTCGCAATGCTCGGTTGAATAAAGAACAGCGCAATTATGTGCTGAATGAAGGTCGGGCGAATGGTGTCGAATTTCTATCGAATATCGACATGGAAACAGGCGAAATTTTCGGGCGAAATGTCGGAACAAAAGGAAATGTTCAGTTTCCGCCCGATTTGATTTCTGCAATTCGTGACCCGAAAAGAAAAATTTCATTGCATCACAATCACCCAAGTTCAAGTTCGTTCAGCCCGCAAGATTTGTTCATGTTGCGTGAACATCCCGGCATGAAAGAAATTTGGGCGCATGGTCACAACGGCAGTTCGTTTTATGCTTCAAAAGGCGAAAGCCCGCTTGAACTTCGCAACGTCTTTCCCAAAATCGAAAAAGAAGTCCACGATGGAATTGACAAATTTCTTTCAGAAAAAGGCATTCGGATTGATCAGGACGTTGCAAACGATCTGAATTTGATCTTTTACCACATTGTATCTTTGCTGATTGAACAACGCGGTTTCATTGTTTATCGGGCAGAATTGGTTGGTCCAAGCCTTAAAGCCTTAAACCGCAACCGTGAAATGATTGAAAGAATTTTGAAATGATCGGTATCATTGATATTCCATCCCCGTTTGCAACACTTCAGGAATGGCAAGAATTTCTTGCCGAAATGAAGAAACTTAATCAAAATGATCCGGATGTTACCAACGCAATCCGTGAAGCTGAAGCCGCAATCCGCAAACTCACGACTTAACAAGAACAGGCCGGTATTCGCCTGCGTCATCATTCCAGCGCCAAAGGTTTGACCAAGATGGTTCGCCATCAATCGAGCGTGCGGCTTGGCGCAAAGCATCTGCGTTGTCCGTTGCGCCGATCATGACCCATCCCCAAACACCATTAAAATATCGATAGCTGATCAGGCCGGGTGCCGCCAACGGGCGTTCGCTGTGATGTGTCATTTTAGCAGCCAAACCGGGCGCGCGTGACGTACTTGACACCTTTTTCAAAGATGCGGGTTTGTGCGTAGTTCAGAAAACCCTTGTCGCCCTGTTCGTTTTCGTACTTGGCGATGAACTTGCTCAGGTCTGCCGAACCCTTATAGGTGTTCAGGCCAACAACAACCTTTGCATCACGGCTGAGTGCGGCAACGATGGTTTCAAACTTGGTCATTTGTAATTCTCCGGGTTGGTGAATTACATATACAACTCGTTCCGGATCATTGCAAGCGGTTATTTCAGATCAATCGGCAAATTTTCCGGAACGATCAACGGAAACAGCGAACGAACCCGATCCTTAAACGTGTCGCCTGTGACGGCGTTTTGATCTTCAAGCAATAGTTTGGGAATGTAAAACGATCCTGGCGGCAGATCGTCCGGATCAAATGCGTTGATTTGCTGACCCATGTAAGACCAAAAGCCGCGCAATTTTGTGTCACAGGCTGCAACGGCAAACATGAACCGGCGCAACATGCTTGGATGACCAAGCGCAAACGCTACATTTTCAATGTTCAATGGTTCACCAGCGGATTTGATGACGGTTGCAGTTTGAAAGCCGGGATTGCTACCGATAAACGTTGCGGTTCCGACTGACACGATTTCACAGCTATAACCATTCGATTGCAACACGTCCGCAATTGCAGCAACAGCAGCCGCGCGGATGATTGCATTTTCTGGTGTAATTCCGGCACTCATCCAAACTTGAACAAACAATGTGATGACCTTGTGCCCTTCCTGGCGTGGGCGGCTGACCATATGCAGCGGATTGCCGCTCAACATCCGACCGACATTGACGCGCCCGCCCGCCACGGCAAAGCGCCGCTGGCGCTGTGTGGCATGATCCCCGCTGATAACCTCGCCAGCTTCAAGAGCGAGCGCTGTGCCCCTTCGCCAGCCATTGCGCGCTAGGTCTATCGCGTGGCGCATGCTTGCCGATCCGGACCAAGCACCGTCATTGGTTTCCCATGCCGTGTTCCGCCCATTGGCTCGATCCGTGCTGACGGATGCCGGGATGTTTTCGACAAATTCAATCAGGTCCGGAAACGACCGAAAACCCGCAAACACGGGCGGGTTCTTTTGCATGAACGCATTCTGATATGTAATATCATTACCGTAAACCGATGGTTCCCCGGTGCCGTGCTGAACCGGCTCGGTTTTGCGCTTGGGCGAATTAATGAGCCTATCCCAAAAGTCATCATCAACCGGATCGGGCTTGTCAGCCTTTGGCTGTGCTGGCGTGTTGCTGATTACCAGCCCTGGCTTGCCGCGCCAACGTTCAACGTTCGTGCCGTCGCGAAATTCCCAAGCTTTCAGGTCGCCATTCCACTTGCCGCCAAAGTCTTTCAGTTCATCTTTGACAGAAAACGTGTTGCCGCTGATCCTGATCATTCGTTGTCATCCGACCATGCCGGATCATTGGTGACGCAATAGGCAATTGCCGCGTCCAGATCATCGCCAAAATTGGCAACAATCGACGGACGGATGCCAGCCGCGATTTGCGCCATGTTTACCGTTGCAGCATCACGAACGGAAAACGTGTGACCCGTGTAAGTGTCACTCTCCGGATCGTATGCGCGAATATCGCAAATCTGAAACCGGCTATGTGCGCCACAAAGCGCTGTCGCCAGTTCCGTGCCTTTGTGCAGCACTTTTGCACGGTCATAATCGCTGGTGTGCCAATCGAGCATTTCGGAAACTCCCCTTTCAAACCGGAACAACCTTGAACCGGCCCATGTCTTTTTCGGTTTCGCGAACTTCACGCATAACCCGACGCCATGCGGCGGCTTCCTCCGCATACTGCTTGAAATCACCGTCAATGAAACGGCTTTCAATGAACTGCCAGATTTGAATTTTGAACATTTGAATGTTTCTTTCCAGTTAGGGTGGTGCCTAGCGCTCAAACGAGCGCTAGAACTTCAGCGAACGAACGGATACGACCGCAATCGTTGTCGTCCAGACGATAACCGCGCTCGCCAGTGGCAAAAGGCAGATCACCCGTGCCGGGGATCACGCACAGACCGACGATGCGGATACCCTTGCGGGCAAGTGCTGCAATAGTCTTGCGAGAAAAATCGTTCATTTCTGAACCTCCGAAGATGGACGCTGGCGAAATTGCCGCGTCACACTGTGCAAGTGTTGTCGCACACGTTGCGGATCATTGCAACAGCTTTTTTCGATCCGTTGCGGACATTCCTTTCAGCACGTAAATTTCTTCAACGCGGGTGCGCTTCATGCCGCGCGCCAAAGCTTGTGCACCGTTGATAATTGCGCGCGTGCTGACAACGTGGCGAATGTTCTTTTCTTCAACCGTGCGCCGGGTGTTGGTCACGTACAAATACCAATCGATATTGCCGCCTGAAAGGTGCGTTTCAAGATTGGCGTCATATCCAACCTCAATCACTGCAAACCGATCAAGGCTTGCCGCGTCCAATTCATTGCGACCGATATAAACGCGATCAGCGCCCTTGCCGAACGTGTTGGCAGTGCCGATCATCCGAAAGTCAGCATGCCGCTTGACGGGCTGCGTTGCGTCCGGAAACGTCATGAAACCATTTGCCAGGACACTATTGACGGATAGCAACGCGGCAGCATCCCAAGCGTCAAGTTCATCCGCAACCCAAACACCGCCCGACTGGAAAGCATTGAGGAATGGCGTGTTGTGATATGTGCCCATGCCATCGACAAAGCCCAACAATTCGTGCGTGTCGAAAACGGTTGACGTGATGTAAAACGGCAATCCGAGTGCCTTGGAAACCGCCTCGCCAATCGTGGTCTTTCCGCAACCAGCCGGGCCAACCATCATAACGTGATGGCCCATGCTGGCAACCTGAATGACT